AGGACGGATGGTGCTGTAGCCATACAGAACGTCAATACGGCAAGGCATACGGTCGTTGTTGATGTCGTACTGACGAACAACGCGCAGGCTGATACCGTTGTGAACGGCACGAGCAGCCATGTCAACGCCCTGTGGCAGCAACAGGTCGGCAGTGGCGAACGTGATGGCGTCCTTGTGGTAGACCAAGTTCTGAGCGAATTGGCTGGAAGCCGCGCCCAAGAACGTAACGCTTTTGCCAGTAACAGGCAGAGCGTTCACAGTAGCCAGAGCGTGGTTGGCCGAGTACATAGGGTACACGGTCACGGTCCAAGTGCCAGACGAAGCAGTGGCGTCAGCCAGAGCAACGAACTGATACAGCGAACCAGTGGACTCACGGGTCTGTGGGTTGACGGCGTAGCAATCAGCCACGGTGAACACGTCACCGGCTTTAATTGTGGTCGTCACAGAACCTTGTTCCAACAGGATGGTCGAAGCGCCTTCGCTGGTCACGCCTGGTGTCTTTACCAGTGTGGAAGCGGAAGCATCACGCGAGCCAGTGGTGTGCTGCTTGATCGACTGAGACATATTGATCTCGTCGAAGCCCAGCACGCCAGTGCCCATCATGCCGTTGCGGAACTGCTTGGAGATAGTGTCGGTCGGATTGAACAAACCTTTCATACCTTCAACCAGACCAGCGTTGGCGGCTGGGTTAACGGTGGCGTAACGTGGCGACATCACAGCAGCGTTCTCGTTCAGCTTCTGTTGGGCTTGCAACAGCACCAGCGAGGTCGAAGGAGTGGTGCCTGGAGTGCCGACGCTGTTGCCGATGTATTTGTACGCATTGGCGACATCAGCATCAATGCTGGAGGCCAACTGGCTAATACGCGGCTTCAGAACACGCTCTGCGAAGTCGTCCAATTGCATGGTCAGTTCAGCGGATGTGAAGTTGACGCCGATGTGCTTTTGGTTGGCAACAGTCAGGGTTGTGAACTGCTCGTTGTCGTCCTGAACTTGCAGGGCGGCACCGTCAGTGACCAGAGCGCGGTCAGGCAGGCGGATACGCAGAGTGGAACCAATCTTGGCACCTTCAACAGCAAAGCTGTCGTCGTACTGACGGTTTACGTTGCGGGTAAGGACCAGGTTGTTTTCGAGAATCTCAAGCGCTTTGCGCGTGATCATGTCGATTGTAAGAATCGAATTTGACATTTAAATTTCCTAAAAAAAGTTAGCGGATACGTTGCGCTTCAAGCTTCTTAATCTGACGTGCCCTGTCAGCTTCAATCCACTGCGAGGCCGTCATGGTCTTGGTAGACCGTGGGTCTGTAGTGTCTTGCGTTGACGAACCGGAGTTCCGAGCAGTTACAGGAGAAATCGGCGCTGGCGCTGACGTTGTTCGTTTGACCGGAGGTTCTGCGGCCAATTTGGCCTCAATTTTTCCAATCTCTTTTGCCTGACCGAGTGGCGTCATGCGTGAGATGCGATCGGCATCTTTGGGGTTGGAACCGAGATAGTAAGCTAACTCAGGGCCAATGTCCGAAGACTGGATCGTTTCAGCCATCACGTTCGTGATCGACAGTTTGGGGTTGTAGGCGACTTGTTCAAAGTCATCGTACTTGTCCCGCGCTGCTTCTTCAAGTTCCTGATAGCTTTCGAGAATAGCAGAGTGCTGTTTGGCGGCTTCACGCTTGGCGATCAGTTCTTCTGCCCTCTGTAGCGTCAATGCTTCCGCATAGGCTTCATTGGACTCAAACTGGTCAGCGGTGGCTGCCGGTGCGGCTCTCAGCGTCTGTTGTTCAGACTGGCGCTGTGCTTGGTCTCGTTCCCACTTACGTTGCTCTCTTGCGAGGCGTTTGCCAATGGCTGCATCAAGTTCCTCTTGCGAAAATTGCTTGGTTGCAACTACTTCTGGCGTTTCCGGCGATTGAACTTCAGCTTCAGGTGCAGCCGTTGCTTCCTGTTCTGGCACGGGTAGTGACTCCGCTGGTACTTCTTCTAGCATTTTTGAATCCTTGGATTCCCTGGTGAACGCACCAGTACGGTTTTTACAAATATATCAGATGTTTGAGCTAGATGGTACAGTCAACCCAAGTCAATGTGGTTTCATCCCAAGAATACATGCCATCGGTAGGCATGGCAACAGGCGCATCCCACAAACAAGTGGTTTCATTCAGCGCCCATGAGGGGAATGGTTGTGGTGGAATAAACGCATCACGGCCTAAGTCGTAGGTGTAACCAATGCCAGCATAATTTTTACGGATGTTGCCATTGTACGAGGTGCGTACACAAATTTGATTGCGGATTTCGCCATAAAACAGCTCCCAATCTTGGGACATATCAGTCTCATCTTTTCCAACAATCACTTCTGTAACGATGTTGTTGTCATCTAAGAATGCGTAGTGTGCCATTAGAAAGTCACCGTTCCTGTTCCTTGGGTAAATGTGTAAGTTTTGTACCCACCTGAGGTTACTGGGCCTGAGTATGTTAATCCACCACTGATGGATGTGATGTCCTTAAAAGTATCTGCATAGCGAATAATAACGATACCAGAGCCGCCTGCTGCGCCGCCAGTACCTGTTAACGCACCATCACTGTATCCAGCACCGCCACCACCTGTATTAACTGAACCTGCGCCAGCGGTATTGTTTGTTGAGTCACCTGCATTTCCACCGCCGCCAGTACCACCTTGACCGCCACCAGAGCCTAAAAATCCAGCACCGCCACCGCCACCGCCAGCATAGTAAGTGCCAGAACTAGCTGGAAATTGAACACCTACACCACCTTGACCAGCAGAAGTACCGCCAGCAGTACCGACTGCACCCGCACCGCCGCCACCGCCAGCATATTCACCGCCGTTAGGGTTTGATGCACCAGTGCCACCATTATTACCTTGTCCAGATGTGCCAGTTCCTGCTACACGCACTCCCGGAGTTCCATTAGATGAACCGCCACCACCGCCCGAACCACCGTTTGAAGCAGCAAGAACAGCATTACCACCACCACCACCGCCGTTAGAAGTAATAGTTGAAAATACAGAATTACTACCAGTTCCACCTACAGTTTGGTCTAAATTACTAGACCTTGCAGGAGCGCCCGCGCCGACAGTTAAAGTTATGGCACTTCCAGAAGAAACCGCAAACCCAGTAGCAGTACGCAAACCGCCGCCACCACCACCGCCACCATAGTAAAAACCGCCACCACCACCGCCGCCAGCAACAACAAGATATTCAACTGTCGATGGCGCAATAGCCGCTGCAACGGCAGTTAAAAAGAAGTTTTTAGCGGCAAACATTATGGGGTGTAACCTTGGGCGATTGAACCGTACCAGTTTGTGCCGTCAGCAATAAAGGTCAGAATGTCCATCTTGCCAGCAGTTGCTGTGATGGTTGGTGCGCCAGCGGTGCCCCATTTCACACCTGTAAATGTTGCCGTGCCGTTACCAGTTGCTGCGGCCTGTTTGAGCAGCAACACAAAAGATTTGCCAGCCGTAGCGGTAGGCATGGTAAAAGTGCAAGCTGTGGATGCTGTCAGGGTTGCCGTTTGCACCGTGCCGTTGGTCAGCGCCAAAGTAGATGAAGTAGTCACCGTGCCGATGACAACAACAGCCTCAACATAGTTGGTTACCGTTGGGTTGTTGAACAGGCCGTTGGCGCTCACCTTGACGGTTGAACCGCCTTGCACAATTGGCAATACCTCAGTGCCCGCAAGGGGGACGGACGCGCTTGTCAGCGCAGAGATTTTCTTATCGGCCATTTATCACTCCAGCAAAATTAGACCGCCATCCTCTTGCACGAGGTTGTCACCGATCTCGGTTAAAAGATTTCCCTGCACTGTAGCGTCAGCATACCCAGACAAAAAAGAAACGATGCTGCCAAGACCAATGGCAACGCCGTTTCTGATAGGGATACCAAAATAACTCATTGCGCGTTCATTGGTTTAGCGTACACCGTGCCGCCAGTGGACACCTGAATCGCGCTCACACGCCAAGGTGCGCCGGTGCCTTGTGGCACTTTAAACGGGATGGGTGTGAATGGTGGGATCGGTGTGCTGGATGTGGTGGCAGTGACGCCTTCGCCAACCAAAACAAAGCAAGCCTGGTCAGACCAAACCACAACGCCTTGGGGGCCGGCAGGCCATGCGCCAGTAACGCCAGCAGTGCCGGTATAGGTTTGACTTTTGGCCGGAAATTCAGCGTCGGCCAGAGGATTTAAAAGTTCCATGATGTTTCCTGTTTAAAATAAATCACGCTCAATAACCAGTGTCATTTTTGATGTAAATGCCTTCAAATGCGGCAGTGATGTAAAAGTTGGTGCCCGCAAGGGCAATAACACGCGCCTCAATATCAGACTTTTCTTGAACGGCTAACGGCACTTCAAAATCGTACTGTATTAAATTACTGTTAGCCGTTACGTCAGCAGCGTTCCTAAATACGCCACCAAAAGGCCGTACCATAAATTTACCGAGTACATATTGAGCAGTGTTGTTTGACGCCGCACTAAACGACCCCCGAGACAGGTACAGAGTGTACCCTGCCGGTACTGTCCACAATGCCATCAGAGTTTGATTTTCGCCTACTGGAATTTCTGCATAAATTGTTGCCGGCACACCCGCAGTCACAACACCATCACCAACGTAAATTGTGCCTGCTGCGGTATTAGCAGACCCAGCAGTAACTACAAAAGACCGAAAAACGCGAATAAAAGTGTTGGTCGTTAAAACGGGGGTTTGGCCGTTAAGTGTGACAAACTCACTTATCTCGTTATAGCTTGCGTTCAAACCATCAACCCGTATTGTTCGTGCGCCTGTGCCGGCAGCGGTGTCACTGGCGCTGGTACTTGACACCTTCATTGCTGTGGCCGACGTTGGGTACACGTAAAGCGAACTGTTAGACCAAACGGTTTCTAAGTCGCCATTGCTGTCTGGGTTGTTGCCAAACTTAAAAAGCGTTTTATGCCCCTGAATTTGCCCGCGTGCAACTTGAAGATTGAAATCTTCAATTTTGCCGAACTGTGTCTGGGAAATGTACGCGGTAGTCATGCCAAGAATTTTAACTTGTAGAGCGTAGACAGGTACAGGCCAATGATCTCATCAATGATGTTCTGAATCGGTGTGTCGGACTTGTCGCACATCTCGTACCGGCAACCTTCCAGTTCAGACATAGAGTCTTGCAAGAACTCAATAATGTTGGTAGTCTTCTTGGCACCCATCAGGCCGATTGGGCCGATTAGACCGTGCCGGCCTTGATACGCTTCGGCAAACTTGTCGGCCAAGTCTACGATTTCGTCGTAAAAAGACTGCAAGGCAGAGTGTTTGGCAAAGCTGCGGGTGGTTAGGTGTACCGAGTGAGCCACATCACGGGCCAAGAACAGGGTGCCTACGAAATTTGCGGGGGTCATTGTGCCATTCCTTCCATTGGGGGCTGCATCATTTCTTCAGGCTGTTCAGGCTGCATTTCGCGCATCTCAGGGATGCCGCCGATCTGGTCATTAGACTCCATCGCAGCCGCGACGACGCCCATTGCAATGTCCTGAATCTGCTGCTCAGTCATGCCAGCTTGAACCGCGCTAATGCGCTGGGTTTCGGCCTGATATGCCTTGATTTCAGCCTCGTAATCCTTGCGCTTCATGTCCTGCATCTCAATGGACTTGCCAACGTTTTGGATCATCTGGTGCATCTGCTCCATTTCTTGGCCCATAGCCTCCATCTGCTGCTGCGCGGCTTGCAGTTCTGGATTCTCGTCGCTGTCACTGAGCAACTGCGGATCGATGGTTTTCTTGAACCGTTTAGCCAGCCAACTAGTCGAGTCAATGACGTGTTTTACTCTGGTGTAAATAATGTACGCCTGCTCGCGCGACGATGCCAGGGACAAGCAATCGCCTCGACGGAACGCCAAAGCCTCAAGAGCCAGCGCACCGCCAACAACCGATTTACCGTTCTGTCTGCCCATTGACACCACGATCTGGCGGTAGCGAAGTTCATTCGGATGCTCAGGATGGTCGGCAGGGTATCTCTCGAGCATGGCGCGGAACAACCACTTCTGCCAATCGTCAAGCTTGAGCGGCGTGTCCGTTTCGGGCGTAACCCAGCACAGTTCCACTAGGTCAATGAGCCGGTCGCCATCGGTCTCAAAGTTGTCCGACAGCGGTGGAGTGAACCGGGCTGGAAGTTGCATTACCTTTTCAGCATCTCGGCCAGAGGGTCAAACTCTGGCGCGGAACCGTTCAAGTGACGCGATACCTCGAGGATAGTTTTGCGAAGTTCAGCTGCGGTCGAGGTGTGAGGCTTCGAGTCAAACTCGGCAGCCAACTTTATTGCGATCATGGCTAGAACTGTTGACTCTGCATTCAAATCACAGTCAACTAACCAGTCTTTCAGTGCTTGTTC